TTGTTCGGGTTGTATCTGCCTCCGGAAGGGCTTCAGATGATTGGAGCAATCCTGTTTCCGTATACATTGCGGAACCGCTGACAGCGGAAATCACACAGACATCATTGATCGAAGAAACCATCACGACAGATGGCGTGTCGAGAGTGGTTAAATCTCTGAAGGCAATGCCGCTGTCGGTCACTGTCGAAGGCGCCGGAACCAGCGGGACCACAAACGTCATGATTGTCCGATCTGGAGACTATCGGGCGAAAAGACCGGATGAAACAGAGTTCAACGGATATGATGGCGAAACCATTGCGCTGTGGTCACAGGTCGGTGAGGCTCAGATCATATTCAATCAGGGCGCTCCGGAGATCATCGGGCATCTGGATGACGAAGGCAAATATCTGCTGATCGCAACCGTTCAGGATAGTCTTGGACAGTCAGCAGAAGCAACTATTCCGTTCGAGGTACACTGGACACATCAGGCAATTGTACCGTCTGCAACAGTTGAAATGTCGGAAGATGAAAACATCGCAATTCTGACGCCAGTTGCTCCGGAAGGCACTGTAACAGGTGATGTGTGTGACATCTACAGACTAAGCGCCGACAGACCTGAGTTAATTTATCAGGGCGCCGCATGGGGCACACAGTATGTTGATCCATTCCCGACTATCGGTGAGCATGGCGGTCACAGGTTCGTGTTCCGCACAGCTGACGGTGATTACGCAACAGATACCGGCTTTGCATGGTTCGACACGGACGAAGAACAGGATGATCTGTTTGAAAGCGATTACAACATCATAAATTTCGGTGACGGTGTTGTTTATTTGCAGTACGACATCGACATCTCCAACAGCTGGAGCAAAGACTTTAAGGAGACTAAGTATCTCGGAGGATCGGTGCAGGGCGACTGGAACCCGGCTGTGTCCAGAACATCCAGTGTGAGTTCGGTTGTTGTCCTGTCGGAAGACCCTGAGCTGATTGAGTCGCTCAGACGGCTTGCAACATACTCCGGTGTCTGCCATGTCCGCACAAAAGACGGTTCGTCCTTCTCTGCTGACGTACAGGTATCGGAGGACTACAAGGTCGCAACAGCACATAAGATTGCGTCGTTCTCGTTGAAAATCACGCGAGTGGACGCAGAGACACCTGATGGCATGACACTGGCCGAATGGAGGCGAGGACAAGAGGAGGCATGATAAATGAACTGGTCAAAAGGTTATAGTGCCACCTACTACGCAAAGCGGGTTGATCCTGCCACATGGAGAGACTTGGAAACGATAGAGTTGACGGGCGGTTCAATTAAACGTGAGCCGTCCGGACTCCGTGAGTCTGCTGATGTGGACTGCGTCGATTATGGAATTGCCGTCGAGCAGTGGATCAGGGTTTACTTGGATACCAGACAGGCAGACGGCAGTGCAGCACATACGGCGCTGTTCACAGGGCTTGCAACATCCCCGGAAACAGAAATAGACGGCATCGTAAAAACTAATCAGCTTGCTTGTTATTCTGTGTTGAAACCGGCGGATGATGTATATCTGCTTAGAGGTTGGTACGCTCCGGCCGGAGCGAGAGGCGGGGACATTATAAAACAGTTGCTGGAAGCCACGCCGGCACCTGTTGAGGTTGCGGAAGGTTCTCCAAGATTGTCAGCGTCAATCGTTGCGGAAGACAATGAAACCCGCATGACGATGGTTGATAAAGTGCTTGATGCTATTGATTGGCGGATCAAGATCAGCGGATCAGGGCGGATCAGAATCGAGCCAAAGCCGATCGAGGCGGCTGCATCGTTTGATCCGATCGAGAATGATGTTATTGAAACTCAGGTCAAGATCAGCGCTGACTGGTATTCATGCCCGAATGTGTATATGGCAATCAACGAGGACATGACTGGTATTGCAAGGGATGATTCGATTTTGAGCCCGCTGTCAGTGGTCAATCGTGGCCGTGAGGTCTGGCTTGTTGATGACAATGTGGAGCTGTCCGAAAATGAGTCGATTTCACGGTATGCTCAGAGGAAGCTGCTGGAAGCCCAGAAGGTGCAAAAGACAGCTGAGTACGACAGGCGGTATTTCCCTGACATTTCTCCGGGTGATCTCGTGCAGATGCATTATCCGGCACAGGGTCTGGAAGGATTGCACACGATTGAATCTCAATCAATTGATCTTGGATACGGCGCAAAGACATCAGAAAAAATCAGCACATATATCACGGCGGATTCACTCAAGGATCGAAGCAGGGACGTGCTGTTTGTATACATCGTTGATGATCTGGGATGCAATATCGTCACAGATCAGGGTAACCCGATAGTTGGTCTTACAGAGGTATAAAAATGGCTATTGAAAACAAACGAGTGATTGATCTGGCAAACGAATCAACATCGCTTGCCGGAGATGAGTATGTGTTACTCGACAGTAATAACACAGGAACAACCAAATACCGTCTTTCCAGGCTGTCCGATCAGATCGAGGACGTGGACGAAGCGGTGCAGGCTGAAGCGACAGCGAGGGCGAATGCGGTCACGGCAGAGGCAACAGCACGGCAGACGGCAGACACGGCGCTGGAAGGCGAGATAACTGACTTAAATGACGATTTAAGTGAGCAAATCGGCATAAATACAAATCAATCAACAGGATGGGAGCAAGGCTTTTGGTATACATCTCATAGCACCACAAGACAGGATTATATTCGCTCAAAATCGAACATTCCTGTTGAAGAGGGTGATGTGGTTACGGTTGACATGAACGGATATGTCGGTACAGAGGTGCAGTTTAATTATTTTGACGGCGACACATATTCTGGTCGCACAACAGTAAGAAAGGCGAACTTTGCGAACGGAGTTGCGACATTTAGTGTTCCGTCAGGTGTACCGAACGTCCGCATTAATATATATAGTGGCGGGGCATCTATACATATTGATCCGGCTGATTATGCGGATGTAAAAGTATATATTAATCCAACTATCACAGTTAAAGAACAGCTATTGAATTTAAATACAAAAATTCCGATTCCGTTCGAGGTTGGCTTAATAACATATGGCAATGCGGGTTTTTATTATCCCGATGAGCAAACCACAAGAAGAATTAGAACGATTGCAAACACTAGTATCTCGCTGAAAACAGGCGATGTTGTCAAAATCGATCCGAGTAAAGATACCCGTTTTTGTGGTGGTTGGACTAATGCGTCTGGGGTATACACAAAAACACCGTGGTATACGAACGATTATACGATTACAGAAGATGGCGAATACACATTTATGGTTGCATATCGAACGGATCATGATATTACTGATTTTGCAGAAATGGCAACAAGCGTATGGATTGAGCGATCATATGGTTCTTACAGTGATTATTTAGACGATGCAAAAAGCAATATTATTGTTGCACGTAAAATCTTTAGTGTAGCAAATACAAACGCAAAAAGCATTAACCATAGAGGGTGGTTCTTAGCTCCAGAGAATACGTTGTATGCTTTTGCGGAATCGAAGTATTATGGCTTTGATTATATCGAGGCTGATATTCGTGCTACGTCTGACGGTGTGCTTGTTTGCTTGCATGACGCAACGATTGATCGAACTAGCAATGGCACAGGCAATATTGCCGATTTAACATACGCAGAGGTTTCAGCACTGGATTTTGGTAGTTATAAATCTGTTAAATACGCAAGTGCAAAAATCCCGACTCTTGATGAATTGTTGGAGTTCTGCAAGTATGTTGGTTTGCACCCATATCTTGAAGTTAAGGATACGTTATCATCCGAATTGATTGCAAAATGTGTTGATACAGTAAACACATGGGGGATGCGTGGAGAAGTAACATATTTTGGTACTGCGGGTGTTGCAGATACAATTTCTCAGTTAGACAATGATGCAAGGGTTGGTATCGTATTATTTAGAGATATTATAGAGAGTGATATTGCGTCAATATCTGTCATAAAAAACCGTGGAAATAAAGTATTTTTAGACGTACAAGCAGGTAGATTAACAAGCGAAGGTGTTGAACTTGCAAAGAACGCAAATATTCCTGTTGAGTGTTGGAATGTTGTGGTTGATAATGTAGAATCTATCGATAAATATGTTAGCGGTTATACAACAGATGTTTTTGTTGTTGGCGATTACATGGCAAAACCAATGTATAGCAAATATCTGATATAGTATTTATTGCAACTCATTAAAAGCAGACTTGTTGTGGGTTCCGCTAAGCTCCGTTGTGATTGTGGCGTAGATTAAAGCAGACGCAGATAAGGGGGTCTCGCCCACATTTAAAGGAGGCTTTAACGCAGTATTCGCAAATAACTTAAAGAGAAATTTAAATCAGTTACCAAACACACAGGGGCGCTCGATCGGGCGCTCCTTTTTCATGCAAAGAAGGTGACATATGAGCGCAAAAACAGAAGGCATCATTCGGAGCCTTCGGGAGTCTCTGAGGCGAGAGAACGAAAAGAAAACAAGCGGGTATGATACCAGAGCAACCATCCGCCGGATCGAGGACGGAGTCGCATGGGTGCATATTCCGGGCGGAGTGGATGAAACCCCGGTCACACTCACGATCGGAGCGAATGTCGGAGACGAGGTACAGGTCAGGGTGTCAGGTGGACGTGCTTTTCTGGTTGGAAATGCAAGTGCTCCGCCAACCGATAATGCGTATGCCAGACAGGTCAACCGCACGCTTACACAGAAAATCACCAACACGAACACGGTCATCAAGGGCGTGCAGAAGGTCGTGCAGGCCGTCAAGAAGATTGCTGACAACACCAACCAGTATTTCTGGCATACGGAAGAGGGCACGGATACAGGCGCACACATCACCGAGATTCCGCAAGAGGAATTTCTTGCTGATCCTGAGAACGGCGGTGGGAATCTGCTTGCAAGGAGCAATGGTATTGCGGTGAGAGATGGCCTGACGGAACTGGCAACGTTCAGCGCAAGCGGTTCACGGATCGGGAGCGAAGCAGAAGGTGAGTACAACCTCGAAACCACTTCCAATGCAATCAATTATAAGGTTGGAGAAATCCCAATTATTAAAAACATTGCAACGTTCACGCCTGATAGTTCGGTGCTTGGGTATTCTTACTATCAAAATATGATGGCAACATCAAACGGACGTTCATATGTAATGTACGGCTCTGAGCCAGATGCAGATAACGACAATCCAACAGGCACGAAGACAGCAAACGCCACGATTGGAGTAAATGGCGGAACAAACCACGAAGCGTTAGTGTATTGCGGATCAGATGCTTACAACGGCAATCCGGCAATCATCGCGTCAATTAACGGAGTTGGTCGCCTGATACTTACCGAACAAAACGCATACTTGTACAACCCTTCAAGCAACACAATGACAACAGTCGATCAAAACAGCAACATCGAATGCGCAAACTTGGGAGTTCCGAAAACGCTTTCCAATCCAACACTTACAAAATCATCAGGCAACAGCACAGCAACCATAGCGAGCTTTGGCGGATATGGTAAAATGCGTATGTTGGCAATTACGCTTGTTACAAGTGCAGCAATTCCGGCAGGATCAAATTTATGGGTTGGCACGTTATCGGCAGAAGCACGTCCACTGTTTACAACAGGCGGTTATGGTTTTGTGGGGAGCTGTGCGGTCATGGGAGCACTCGGAAATGATGGTTCACTGACTATCAGAGCGACAGGGGCGCAGATTCCCACCAATTATCAACTTGGAATATATTTCACATATTTTCTTAATTAAGGAGAATCATTTGGAAACCATTATCAGCAGCCTGATTTCGGCGGGCATCACACTAATTGTTTGTATACTCAACAACCGTGCTCAGAATAACAAAGCCAGGGCGCTGATTGAGTATCAGATATCCGAATTAACCAAGAAGGTTGAAAAGCATAACAATCTGATCGAGAGAACCTATAAACTGGAAGAACAGGCGGGACTTGCCACGGCAGAGTTCAAGCGTGTCAACCACAGACTGGAAAAACTAGAGGAGGATGACGGGAAATGATTACGAACAAAGAATGGTTGAAAGCAGCAGGCATCAGAGCGATTAAGACAGTAGCACAGGCAGCCATTGCCATGATCGGAACAGCAGTTGTCATGTCCGATGTGAATTGGAAGATGGTTGTTTCGGCATCTATCCTTGCGGGCATCCTGTCCATGCTGACATCAGTTGCGGGACTTCCGGAACTGGAGGGTCGGGGATGAGTTATCAAGAGGATTTTATCGGGAAAATAGCACCGATCGTGCAGAAGATGACTGTGTTCTATGGTTACGGCGTCAACTCTGCAATCATCGGTCAGGCGTGCCTGGAATCGGCATACGGTCAGTCAGGCAAGGCGAAACATCACAATTATTTCGGGCTCAAGTATCGCCCTGATCGGGTTAAGTGCTTTAGCGGAACATTCACGGACGGCAGCTCCGAGCAGCTTGCTAATGGTCAGTATGTCCCGATCACGGATAGGTGGTACAGCTTCAGCAGTATGGAGGCCGGTGTCGAGGGCTATCTCCAATTCATCAGCATCCCAAATTATGAATCCGCCCGGATGCAAAAAGACCCTCGGCGCTATCTTCTGGCGCTGAAGGAAGCCGGATACGCTACCAGTCAGACGTATGTTGACAATGTCATGGCCGTCGTGAACAGATACAACCTGACGAAGTACGACGGCAAAGCGGTTGACGTGCAGAAGGGAGCTGTGAAAGTGATTACCAAACCAACTATCACACGGAAAATCAGCAGTTACAATCATGAGAGCCGGTCTGGTCAGGCGATTAAATACATCGTGCTGCATTACACCGGCAATATCACGGACAGCGCCCAAGCGAATGCCAACTACTTCTACAACGACGACAGAGGCGCATCCGCTCATTACTTCGTTGACTCCAACAGTATCTACCAGTCTGTCGAGGATACTGACGCAGCTTGGCATGTCGGCAAGAACTACGGCTCGAATAACTTATTTGGCAAATGCACAAACAAGAACAGCATCGGCATTGAGATGTGTTCCAGCAAGGGGATTATCACATCCAACACGGTTGCAAATGCAGTCGCCCTGACTCGCTATCTGATGGCACTGTATGGCATCAAATCGGATCATGTTGTTCGGCATTACGATGTATGTTCAAAGCGCTGCCCCGGATGGACAGGTTGGATTCCACCTGACGAATCACTATGGAAGGCGCTCAAGGCGCAGTTGGATGCATCGGAAGCAGCTGCTCCGGCGACCACAACCACGACGACCAGCTCCAAAACTCAGAAGGTTAATACACCATTCCTGATTAAGGTGCGCATCCGTGATCTTAACATTCGGTCCGGGCCGGGTACAAACTACCCACGGACAGGCAAGTACACCGGCAAGGGCAAGTTCACGATTGTGCAGACCAATAAGGCGATGACGTGGGGACGGTTGAAAAGCGGTGCCGGTTGGGTGTATATTGGTAATCAGAAATGGACGAAGTGGCCGGTATAATATAGAAGAAACGAAAAATTTTGTCATATCTTGTCACGGATTTTCAAGATTTCCTTATTTTATGCGGAATATGGGCAGATTTTCACGGGTTCGAGCCCCGTCGCTTCCATCGACAAGAAAAGTCAATATTTACAAGGAATTGCCCCGAAAGGCTTGTATTTACAGGCTTTCCGGGGCTTTTCTTTTTGCTTATTTTGAAAGCATAATTTTCAAATCATCGGTATTTTTTCAAAAAATCTTGTCATATATTGTCATGAAATTGGGCGGCATATTTCTTCTGCATTTCCGTGACCTGATCCTGTTTCTCGTGACGGTAAATCCGTTTCATCACTGCGTCCGTCTTCCAACCGCCGGAAGCCATGACAACTGCGTCCGGCATTCCGATGGCATGGGCAGTCGTCGCATAGTAGTGCCGGAAGCCGTGGAAGGGGAATTTTTCGATTTTAAGGCGTTTTAAGACACGTTGAAGTTCCTTGTACAGATTCCCCGGGGTTCCGTCGTAAATGCGATTCTGCGAGCGAATCAGGGCACTCAGGGACGAATCTATGATGATCTGCCGGGTGCTGTTGGTCGTCTTCGTGGTTTTGATGTGCCAGTGCTTCTTATCATCTTCCACGAGTGCCTTGTCTATGGTCAGGACATCACCGTCAAGGTCGTCAGGCGTCAGGGCACAGATTTCCGAGCGTCGCAGGCCGTAGCAGGCAAGGCGGAATGGAATCTCATACTCAGTTCCGGCAACGTCTTCCAGTATGCGTTTTATATCATCGTCAGACGGAATATACGGCGATTTCAGCGTCTTTTGCGGAAGTTGCGTATTAAGTGTCAGGTTCGGGTTGAATGTGGCCAGAATCGCCGATATGAAGGCGTGATGATTGCGGACGGTCTTTGGGGTATGGTCTTTTGAGAGGTCGTTGATATACTTCTGTACATCCCACGCTGTCAGGTCTTCGAGTTGTCGGTTTTTCACGACATCTGGAAGGTTCTTGCGGATGGATTCATAACCACGGACGGTTGACGGGCTGATTGTATTTTTCTTGCCTTTGATGTACTCCTGTGCGGCCTGATCGAAGGTCATCCGAAGCCGATCCCGACCGCTCCATTTGTCTTCCAGTGCTTTCAACGCTTCCTTCTGTGATGGCTTGTACGGAAATGTCACGCTGACGGCCTTGCCTTGGATGGTGCGGCGGACACGGTAAGAGCCGGATGGGAGTTTTTCAATTTTCATTGCAGATCACCGTCCTTGTATTTTTCGTCTTCCAACAGAATATTTACTCGTTCGTCAATGCGTGCCTTGTCATAGGCGTCAAGCCTCATGTACCTTAGGATGAAATCATATAATTTGTCATTCCTTTGTTCCAGATAAGCTTCAATGTCTGATTGATCGTCAAGCAGTACGCTCATATTTACATTGAAGAAGTCTGCAATTCTTTCCAACATATCAAAATCAGGTTCACGGATTCCTTGTTCATAATTTCCGATAGTGCTTCGTGATACTCCAAGAGCGTGCGCGAGTTCTTCCTGTGTGATATTTCGCTCTTTCCTCAAACGTTTAAATTCTACCCTGAACTTTCCCATAATGCTTACCCCCTTTCAATTAGATTTTACCACGCACTGTGGATATTATAAATAATAATTCCACGAAATGTGTTGACACAATTTGTGGAGTGTGATATATTAATTGAGGCGGCGTTAATTGTAAAATTCAAAGAAAGGGGGCATCCGAATGGGTTCCAAACTACGCGAATTGCGCGGCGACAGAAGTCAGGCAGAGGTTGCAAAAGCGCTAATGATTAGCGACAGTGCACTGTCTGCGTATGAAACCGGCGAACGTGTACCGCGCGATGACGTGAAGCGAAGAATTGCAAAGTTTTACGGAAAAACTGTCGGTGAAATTTTTTTTGATGAGAAATGACACGGATTGTGTCGGAAGGAGTAAATCATGCCACGCACACACCTGTCCCGCCGATCAGACGCAAGACGTGATCTGATTGCGGAAATCAATCAGCGCCGGAAGGACAAGCACATCACTCTGGAAAAGCTCGGCCGCCGGTATCATGTCAGCGGTCAGCGGATCGGGCAGAAGATCAACAGCATGGCGCTGAATTATGACGAACTGATTGATTTGTTTGAGTTGTTGGATATGCCGCCTGACCGGATTCTCTGGTACATGAGCGGCGGAAATTACAGAAGGGAGTGAGAAGAGTGATTATGATAACGGTTTATCAACAGGATTCCAACGAGGAATTTGAGTTCAACGAGATGGCTGACGCACTGAAATTCATCGAAACCTGTCACGAGTGCGGTGCTGTTGATACTAGCTTTTTTGTGAGAAATAAGAAGGAGATGGAAGAATGATCAAATCATGGGACGAAATGACACATTCAGATTTCATATGGCTGACGATGTATTCCGCGCTGATCCTTGCAGTGACGCTCGGCCTGACGGATCACTACTTCGGCGCATTTTTATGTGTCTGTTACGACCTGTTCGTCGTGACGTGCAATCTGATCCGTGAGACCAGGCGGAACATCGAGTTGGAAAACAAAAGAAAATGAGACTGTGCGCCGTCCAAAGCAATCACAGTCTCAGGAACTGAAAAACATACATTTTTCGTGCTAATTATAGCACAGAAGGGAGTATTCCACAAATGGAACAAGAGACCAAGTGCCGTGACGAACAAATCAAAATCAATGGTGCGGAAATCAGGGTGGCTCTTACATCTAAGAACATAACCATGACAAAAGCATCGAAGATCATCGGAAAAAATGAAACGTATATTTCCGAATGTACTAGGCGCGGAACTATCAGCAAGGAAACGCTGGAATCATTGTGCTTGCTGATCGAGGAAAAGCCAGAAAAGTTTATCCAGAAGAATCCAGTTAAGCAGGAACCGACCGCAAACACAGAAGATCAGGAAGAACTGTTCAAGCAGTTAGATGAAATTAACGGCGCATTGTTTGAAGTGGTAAACAAGCAGAGGAATCAAATTTCAAGCATAGACAAGACTAAAGCACACGTTGAAACGCTTCTGGCTGGTATGAAACAGCTTGTAGAAACGTGCCAAAACACTTCAGATATGTGTAAGCAGATAGCAGAGTCAAGCGCCGAAATGCTGAGAGAATCAAAGCGGTTCTACGAGGAATCCAAAAAGTTTTACAGTGGCAAGAAAAACTATGATGTACATGGAAGGTGGCAATAATGGAGAAATACAATATTTTTGGGAATGAAGTTGTTAAGGTGTCAGATTTACGTCACGCAATCAGGAGACTGCGAAAGGGTATCGAAACCAACTACAGAAATTTTGATAAAGAAAAACAGGCGATGGTTCATCTCGCATACAACGACATTGTGCGGCAGATTTATCTTGAAGAGTTAAAAGCTGCCGAATCTCCTGACGAGATCAGAGCAATTCTTGAAATGCCGGGTGATTTCATGGTTGTCAACAGGGTCGGAAAACACGATATGCTGTTCTTTGCAAAGTGGGAAAACGATAAACCACTCATTACACGACACGCTTCCAGAGGTATGCACTTCGATTATGAGAGTAAGGCGAAAGAAATTGCTGAGTGGATGAACGAGAACGTCAAAGCAAAGACAGAGTGGCGTGCCGTTGATGTAAGCGCAGAAGAGTACGAAGACAATAAGCGGTTGTTAAATGCAATTTTTGGAGAGGATGAAACATGATGCACTACACTGACAATCCGCTCCGGGACGCAGACAACTATCAGCTCGATCAGGAACGCTGGTTGGAATCATTGCCGGTGTGCGATGAGTGCGGCGAACACATCCAGTCGGAAGACCTTTATGAACTTGACGGCCTGCTGTTCTGCGAGAGCTGCATGGAAGGACACAGGCATTCTACGGAAGATTATAGAAGGGAGGAATACTGATGGCAAAAGCATTATGCGTGATGGGCGAGAGCGGAAGCGGTAAAACAACCGCCATGCGGAATCTCGACCCAAAGACAACATTCTATGTTGATTGTGACAAAAAGGGGCTGTCATGGAAGGGATGGAGGAAGGACTTTAACGAATCCAACAAGAACTACTTCTGCACAGACTTTCCAGAAATGGCACTGAAGTATCTGGACATGGTAAACACCAAGGAAGCGTGCAAGCATATCAAGGTCATCGTTTTTGACACAATCAATGGTTTGATGATTGCAGACGAAATGCGCCGGATGCGCGAAAAGGGTTACGACAAGTGGCAGGATTTGGCTGCCAGTATCTATTGCCTGATTGATTATTCGCTGACGGTTCGGGATGACCTGACGCCGATCTTCGTTGCACATACACAGACGGATCACGATGACAGCGGGTTTGTTTTCACTCGGATCAAGACATCCGGGCGGAAGTTGGACAAGATCACGGTTGAGAGCAAGTTCAGCACGGTGCTGTGGGCGAAACGTATGGATGATCGGTATGTATTCGATACACAGAGCGACAACAGCACGGCCAAGGCGCCGTTTGGTGCGTTTTCCGACAGATATATCGACAATGATATTACACAGGTATTAAAAGCATTGGAGGATTATTAATTATGGCATTACCAACCTACAACAAAGACAAGAGACGCAAAACATTCCAGAGACTTCCGAAAGACGCATATGTCATCAAAATCAAAAGCGCACGAGAAGAAGAGAACAGAAGCG